GATTTACCATCATTAAATAATTTAATTGCAACCTTTGTTAATTCTTGTTTCTGTTGTTCAATTGTTTTCATGTTGTGTTTTTTTCTGTTTTGTGCCTTATTGACCTTACAAATGTACTGCATTAATTTTAATACGCAATAGTTGCTAACATTTTTTTGACATTTTTTTGAAAGTTTTTTCTAAAGTGCAGTATTTACTGGGTTTGCCAGGCAAAAAAAAATCATTTTGTCACAGATATAATCTAAAATTGTGACAACTACATAAAAAAAGCACCCCCGAAGGAGTGCCTTAAACCTAACATGAAAAAAGAAGTATGTGCAAATATACTAAATATTGTTTTCCATCTTATACTTGAGCCAATCCATATACACTTTATTGTTTACCGAGTAAGCCGAACGGCAACCATCTTTACAAAGCAATGAATGCATAATAGTACCTGCTGAAGTGGTGTATGTTTTGCTTAACTTAATATTTGGAGTTCCACAATTTGGACATTCCCAGCGTTCGCCACCTCGTAAAGTTGAGTAGTTGACCTTATGCTTTGAATAAGGACGCAATTTATCGAATACTTTTTCCAAAATAACCACATCATTCTTGCAATAATTGACCATACGTTCAAGTGCTTCTGGATCTTTGTCGAAAATAATAGATTTCCAAGTTTCAAAGCCACCAGTTTCCGTTTTTGCACCTACCCCTAAATATTTGCTGATATAATCCAACTTATTAGAGTTAAAAAGAAAGCCACTTTTAGCGTATTTAAGCGTGTCAATTGTGCGGTATGTCGGGAACATATCAATGTCATGATAAATGCATCTAGTGCGTAGCCATTTGATATCAAACCTATCTCCATTATGACCAATAATTTCGTCCGCTTTGTTGAGCTCTTGGATAAATTTAGTCAAAAGAGTTTTATCGTTTTGTTTTTTATCCCAAGTCAATGAATGTACCTCATCCTTTCCTTCCCACTTCCAACAAACACAAATGATTGCCCTCTCCTTAACAATGTTATCATGTGAGATATTTAAGTTGTACCCTATTCTCCAACTTGTAACTATGTTAGGACTTGTTTCGATATCAAAGAATAGTCTTTTACGTGTCATATAGTAGGTCTAAAGGTTACTTTATAATCCTCCAATCTGCGAAGCCATCCCTTGCGGAATTTTGCGTTCTTGGTGCCTGGTTTAGAAATGGCAATAAAGAATGCTTCACGAAGACGAATTAACTCATCGAATAAGATTATAGGATCTAATTCATTTGATGCTTTTAAAG